AACTTCGATAAATTCAATTTCTAATTCTGTAAATCTTGCGTTCATAGTGATTATATTAGTACCATTATTTATTAACATTTTTTCTAATTCTATAATACCTGTTGGTGATGATGTCACATTATGTTGAACTCCGTTATTTGTATACGCAATAGAACCTGTAGTTCTGACTTTGAGATGTAAATATAATAAACCATTTTGGTTATAAGTTGGTAAATTAAATGAAATTGGTTTAAAATTATTATTATCAGTATCAAAATCAATTTCAGGAATATTTGAGCAATTTAAAGGTGCATAAGCATATAATTTTGGTGATGATTTTTTGGTGTAATTAATATCTAATCTATCTTGTGAATTAATGTTAATAGGTAAAATATCAGTATTTAATAGTGAATTATTTCCAATATAAAGGGTAGAATTAGGGTTATCGTGAATATTGATATTTCTTTTTGCAGGAGTATTTCCAACATAAAATGTTTCATAACCAGCTTTTGTGTTATTAGTTATATTATTATAAATTTCAACACCTTGTTCAAAATTACTATTTCCACCTATTGAAACCGAATGTGAAACATCTTCGAATATATTATCATGAATTAATGATGGTAATTCCATTTCATCTAACCATACACCTTGATATGATCCTGTTGGATTAGGATAAGCCATATTAACAAAAGTATGAGCACAATAGTTTCCAGCTATTTCAGTAAATCTACCTTCAATACAATTAGCAACTGAATATTGAATATCATTATTTAATACTTTAAAATTACCTGTTGAATGCCCATATATACCGCAAGCAACGCTCTCTCTTTCTGTTTCAACATAATTAACACCCAAATAATGAGCTTTTGAATTTCTAAAAAATCCGTCAACTTTATTTGCTCTTATATGCACAGCTCTTGATCCTAAGTCAAAAAATTCACAACTGTCAACATCTAAATAACCATCGGCTTGAGCATAAACAGCACCAATACCAGTTGTTTTTGTAAAGTAACAGTTTTTAATAACTACGTGAAAGTTTGGAGAGGCAATTCCTATTCCGTAACCAACAGCAGTATAGTTTGAAGTAGGTAAAGGTAAATTAGTTGTGTTTATTTTAACATTTTCAAAAAAACATTTATTATTATTTGTTTCAGATGGTAAAGCAATAGCAGTTCGATATGTATTATATAATGTTATATTTTTGATAATACAATCACTTACAATTAGAACACCGTTAATTAATTTACCTTTTCCCTCAATAATAGCATTTTCAAATGTAAATTGTTGTGATTGTGTTAAATAATTTTTATTCATAACAATATGATTGAATTTAGTACAATTAGATATAGCTGTAGTATCATCAGTTTCACCATCTCCAATAGCTCCTAACATTTCAGGTGTAATAATTTCAGGTTTTACCATTTCTATTACTAAAGTTTCACTAACAGAATAAATTGTTCCATTATCAGCCACATCTTCATTTGTTTTTTCTCTACAATAAAATTCAGCACCACCACCATCATTTATATTATAATATCCTAGTGTTCTAATTTTCATTCCATCTACTAAAGATGAAGTATCATCAAGTAAATTAACAGTTGTGTCATATACTTTTGATATTTTTGTATAATTTAATAAAATATTTTCAAATGTACCATCTTCAACCAGTTCATCTAATTTATTATTAATTTCTTCTTGTACGTCTAAGTTAGCAAAATAATTTTCAACAAAATCTTTAAGTTGTGTATAAAGCGTTTGTAATTCAGAAACGGCTTCACCGTTATTATTTACTGTTGGTATAATAGTTTCTTCTAAATATTTTATTAACCAAAGTAAAGTTTCATAATAATCAAGACTGTCTAAATAACTTGTTGGGATTGCTCCAATACTCATACAAAAATGTTTGAAAGGAGCATTTTTAACTATAATTTGTGGATTATTCATAAAATCCCTTCCTTTCTATAATAATTATAACATAAATTTAAATTAAAATATACCCATAAAAAGAACATTACATTTTTCTATTATTTCTTTATCAATAGCACGAATATTGTTTCTGTATTGTTCTATCATTTTTTGAGCCGTAGCAGAAACACCTGAATTTCCTTTTACTCTTTTAGTATATTCTTCATTTAAAGTATTTTCATTTGAACCTTGTCCTGATGAAACACTATTTGTCACGTCTTCAATAGTATTCTCATTAGCACCTGTCTGTGAGGCGTAAGAACCTGCTAAAATTGACGTTTTTGATATTTGCCCCTGTGGAGTATCACTTTGTACGTTTAGTCCACTAGAAGACGAATTAGAGGTATTTCTGCCTGTTGTCGAAGTTGTATTACTTCCTTCATTTGTTGCTTCTCGTTCATAACTTTCAGTATAATCAACATTAACAAGAGGATCATAGTATATTGAAGCAGAATATATTAAAGGCAAATATTCTTCCATTAATTCTTCCATAAATATTTTTGCTTTTTCTCTAAATAATCCTATTGTTTCAAAACCTATTTCACGCATAGCATAATGATTTACTATTTTTCTTGCTAGTTTTTCTTTGTTCCATGTACCACGTTCATTTATTACATTTATTTCTTCTTCGGTTAAATAATCATTTAAATTATAAGAAGAAAACCAATTTTCAACGTCGTTTTTAGTATAAAAAGGTGTTTTAAATTGTAGAGTAGGAGAATAAATTTCTCTTAATTGCATAGTATATTTACTCATTTTCTCCACCCTCCTTTTTCACATAATCTTTTACGCTTGAAAGTTCTTTTTTAATTACATTTGCTAAATCTGAATTAACACGAACACTAATTTCTTTATCTGTTCCTGTAAGACCAAATAATTCATTAAATTGGCGACATGCTTCTTGTCTAGGTTTTAAATAAACGTCTAAATTTAAATTAACAAGTTCATTATTTGAATTTATCTCGTCAACAACAGCTCGTTCTTTCTTTTCAACATTAATATTATTAATTCCTAGATAAGTCAAAGCCTCATTCCAAATTTCTTTTTTATGTTCGTCTATTTGTTTTAAAACTATTGGAGCATTAGTATTAATTGCACGAAGATTTTTTTCGTCTAATTGATTTTTATCACCAAATATAAAAGGTTCGTTTCCATCATATTGAGAATATAAATTTTCCATTGTTAACCTTTGATTTTCGTCACATATAACCATAACAGGATGTTTTTGTGCCTTAACATTGACGTCGCAAGTTCTATCACACTCATAAAGTCTATATGAGAATAAATCCATCATTGAAAGTGTTGGTGTCATGTCATAATCGTTCATAACTAAAATTGCTTCTTTATATGGATCATTACCGTTTATTTCATTTAATCCACAATAAAGTTTTCTCCATTTTTGATATTCAAAAGAAAAACAGTGTAAATCGCTAGGTAAACCATAAATATTAATAACATTATTATTAGAACATTTTGTATTAATAAATCCTAGATCTTCGTCTTTTAATAAACTCGCTTTTCCATAGTCAAATAAACACATTTCAAGCCATCTAGCGTTCATTGAAGTTGGTAAATTTACCCACTCAAAACGTGCTAGTGCTATACGTCTAAATCTATTTAAATAATCTAGGTAAGTTGTATTATTCATATATAAACTATTAAAAAATTTTTTATTATTTTTTATATTTTTTCCCATAAATACCTCCTATACTATAATAGTGTTATTTACACTATAATCTAAAAAATAACTTGGATTATGCCATATAGTTAACCCATTATCGAATAAATTTCTTATTTCTTCTAAATCTTTTTGAGGAATATTTCCTATTATATTGCACCCTATTGTTTTAATATAATCAAAATAAGTTCTTTTATGTATATTAATAACTTCAAGACTATTTACTTTATAACCATACATTTGAAAAAAATCGTCTTGCATTTTAGCATATTCATAACGAATTGTAAATTGTGAAGGTCTTAATATTTCACCACTTGCAAACACAATGTCGCCTTGATTAGAACCACCCTTTGCACTTTCAGGAACAAGTGAAGCCTTATAAGTATTTTTTACAGAATTAAATATTGAAGCAAGACCTCCTCCAATCATTCCAACACCTGCAACTGTTCCTGCACCTGTTAAAGCAAGAGCAGAACCCAATAAAACACTTCCAACACCACCTACAACACCAACTCCTAAATCAACACTATTAGCAGTTAGCCAATTTGTGAAAGCGTCATTTTTCCAAGAACAAGTAGGAATCTTTGAAGCATTTGTAGATTGATTAAAACGTATTTCTGAAAACGCAGGAGTTTCAGTATAATTATAACTTCTAGGCCATGCTTTTATACTACAACCTACGCTTAAAACACCATCAATTTCAAAACCACAATTTGAAGTAGAAAATAATTCATATCTATAAATATTATTCTCTCCTACATTATTTGAAAGCATTAAATAAGTATTTGGGTAGCAATAAACTTTATTATTTTTAGGTATATAGCCATTTAACGAAGTCGGTTTATTTAAATATAAAGTATTCATATATTTATAACTATTATAAGGTTCAACATATCCTATTGTATAATTTTTTCCTTCTGGTGTAAAATAAGTTGTATTATTTAATAATTTATCTGGGACCATATAAGCCAAAACAATAGGATCTTCTGAAACTTGTGATTGTATATCTTTAATATAATTAATAGCGTCCTCAGGTGTATAACAAGCAATGTATGTTAAAGCCGAATAAACATTTCCAAAAACAGAAGTATAATTTTCTGGTAAAGCGTAGCCGTTAGGTTCTTCTGATAAACCTAAAACAACACGACAAGTTCCAATTAAACCTCGCCAATCTATCATTTCAAGAGCAGTTAAAGGTTTTTCAATATATTCCCCTGTTTCTAAATTTTCAGCTATAGTGTGAAGTCCGATTGTATCGTCTGAAACATGTTGTCTTTCTATAAAACTTTGTTTATAAACTATATCATTTTGCCATGTCATAAATGTATCTGTTCTAAGTTTTAATTCTGTCATACCATCATTAATATACTTAATATCGTCTATATAAGCATAAAACCATTTAGTATCATAAGAAGCATTTTGATACATACAATAATTATATTGTAGTAAATCCTCAAAAGTATCTGAGGAAGTTGTAGGGTATCTTAAAACACCCTCTTTTCTTTGATAGGTCGCCCCGTCAAGAGAAAGTTTAGGTAGTGAATTAAAATAATTGTATTTATCTGTTTCACTAGCAAAACTTAAAGTATTAGCGTCATTTAACTCCATGGGAGTTTTTAAAAGTCTAATATTTGTATTAGGTGCTATCATAAATAACACTCCCTTTCTATAAAAATAAAAGGGAAGGGATTAAATCCCTATCCCTTAGTTTTAGGCTACTCCTGAAACTGTGACAGTACATGTAGCAGTTTTATTACTTGTAGAAGCAGTAGCAGTTATTGTCGAATTTCCGTTTGCGACACCTGTGACAGCAACTGTTCTATTATCTATTTTTTCAACTGTTGCTTTACCTGTTGCACTTGAAGTAAATGTAATTGTTTCATTACTTTCAAATGGATTAACTTCTAATTTTAGATTAATTGTTTCTGTTCCTGTAATTGAAGCAGTACTTTCTTCAAAACTCATACTATCAACTCCAACGGCTGCCTCGCTTGTAGCAAATACAACACCATTTGAGAAAATTGAATAATTATACATTTTTGTATCATTTAAATAGTATTGCCATGTTCTATTGTTAGCGTTATAGAATTCGTCTAAATACATGTCTTGTGGACGTATTTTAAACCAACTTCTATCTGCTATCATACCAATAATAGCACTACCGTCGAAAATCTTATTTCCGTCGTCGTCAAACATGTCGAAATTATCAACAGGCTTAATTTGTCCTAATAATGTAGTTTTATCAATATTGAAAGCACTTGCTAAAACATTAACGTCAATATATGCTCTTAAATCATTTCTAATTAAGAATATTAAGTCTTCTGGATTAGACCATGTCATTACTGCTCTACCATAGCCACCAACCTTAGCCCAAGCGTTAAAATTACTTGAAGGAAGTTGCATGTCTAAATAGAATTGTCTTGCTTTTGTAATAAAAGCCTTAGCGTAAGCCTCAGAGTTTACACCGTCAACAACTTCAACTTGTACTCTGTTAGCCTTATAAGCAGAAGAAACAAGACCTTTTGTAAATTTAAATTCATTAATGAAAGCTCCATTATAAAGTGAGTTAGATAATTCAAGAATAAATCTGTCTAAATCATCCCAACTTCTAAAAGCCTTTTTTAAATCATGTCTTGTAAAAGTCACAGGGTATTGTAAATCCATATTTACTTCTGTGTATTGTACTTTTACGTCTGCTTCATATTTTTGTAATAGTCCTGCGAAGTCATTTACATTGTAAACACGTCCTTTTGCAGGATTTACAAATATTTCTTCTCCTGCATAACCAAGAGGCATTGCGTCACCCTCTAAATCTCTTAGTGGGTTTCTGAAATATTTACTTTCAAAACGTGTATAAACTAGTTTATTAATTAATGTACTAATAAAAGCGTTTGACACGTTTGTTGGTGCAGTTAATAAAGTTCTACCCCAATTTGCTATATCAGTATTTTCGTCAATAATAGGCAAATATTGGTGATAGTTAGCGTTTCCTGAAACAACTAGTTCACGAACTTTGTTAATTGCAGTCACTAAACTTGCGTTAGGGTTCATAAAATCACAACCTTTCTATTTTTTAAAATTACCCTTTTCGTCGAATACACTTGCGAAGTTAAAAGGTTTTTCGTCTTCTTCAACTTCTTTTTTCTTAGGTGGAACAACTTCTGTTCCTACTTTCATAAGTAGGTTAGCGTTAGCACTAATTAACTTTTCATTATGATCTTTTAATTTTTCATTTTCTTTTTTTAAATTTTCCATTTCGTCATTAAATTCTTTTTCCAAAGTCATCATATTTGCGAAGTCGTCTGCAATAACACCTGAGTTTTCCTCACCTAATTTTTCAGTTATACTTTCACGAACACTTTTAAAATCCATTTGTATTACACCTCCATATTATCATATTTTTTAATTTTTTGCAAATATTTTTTAATTTTTTAATATATTCTTCTATTTCTTAAACGTCTAGCATAAAGAACCCATGGGAACTTTGTCTTTTTTGTAATTATTGGTGTCGGTCCTGTATAATCTATCCAATTATAGCCAAGCCCTTCAACAATAACTGTATCATTTACATAACAAGTTTCGTATATATGACTAGAATTATTAAGTTCACTCCAATTCATTGGTGGAACGTTAATAAATCCGTCATAAGTTCCGTAAGCTGTATTAAAGTGTGTATGGTCTCCCGTTACATTTCCAGCTGTTCCAGTATGAGCGAACACGTCGCCTTGTGTAAACACGTCCCCTACACTTGCTATTGGATTATTATCGTGATAACACATAAATGTTACATATCTTAATACTCCATCACTACAATGTACTTGATCTAAACTTTGAAATACACGTCCATTATCAGATCCGCTTACAATATGAACACAACGACATGAGCATGGAGCATACATTGGAGCATTATAAACTCTACCGTTTGAATTCCATCCTAAAAAATCTATATTTAAAGTACCCTGATGAGAATAACTTCCATTTTCGCCCTGCGATATATATAAATAAGGTAAAGGAAAAAGCATTACCTCTTTTCCATCACCTGCAACGAGTCTTTGTCCTGCTAACATATACCTAGTGTTTCATTTACTATTCTTTGCACAAGTTCATAATTATATCCTAAGGTTTCAATATTAATTTTACGTTCAGGATAATTTCCATATTTACCTTCAATTACTTCCTCAGACATTTTAATATATTGATTTACTCTTTTTTGTACTTCGTTATATTTATCACCTAATTTTTGTTTACGTTCGTCACCATTTCCATAAACACCATTCCATACATCACAAACATAATCATCTAAACTTTTGTTATTTTCTTTTTTATTTTCAATATATTCTATATATGGTAGTTTACCATGTTTTTTCCAATACCCACAGTTTACACCATTTCTTGATCGTCTTCCGTCTAATCCAATATCAGAATATACTACTTTGCCTTCCCATGCACCTGTTGCTTCAATAACTTTTCTATTTCCTATATAAACTCCCACATGTCCGTTCATCCAAAGTATTTCACCATGCTTAATATTTTTAAAATCATTTGAGATGTCATAGCATTTAGTAATTAATCCATCAGCATTAACATCTGGAACACCGTTTGATAAATATTTTGCTCCACCATGAGCAGATTCTTTATTTTCACACCATCCCCATAAAACTGATTTAATTAAATTAACACAATCAAAATTCCAAGACTTACCGTTCCACATACTCCAATTTCCACCTGATACACTATAATATATAGTAGGTAGGTTTACGATATGTTTTAATTTATTTATAAATTCTTCGGAAGTAAAAACTTTCATATTAATCACCTTTCTTTTTTAATTGTTCTAGTGTATCAATTAATTTTTGAGGCAATTTTATATCAAGTTCACCCATGTTTTCAATAATAGAAATTCCATCATTTGCAATAAAACAATAAATCACTAAACTTCTAATAATTCCATTTTGTCCTGTTAAATTATCAATTGCAACAGATAATCCTATAACTAATAAATAACAAAATTTCTTTATTATACCTTTAAAACCAATTTTACTAGACAATTTTTTATTATATATCGCACTTGAAACGCCTGTTAAATAATCAATTACCATGATTATTAAAAGACTTTTTAGTGCCAAATCAAAACCACCTAAGAAGTAAGTTAAGCAAGTTATAATAAAACTTATTCCATTTGTTAAAAATTGTTTCATAATAGTCTCCTTTCTATTATATTATATAATAAAAATGAGTATTTTACAATTTATTTTTAACCTAATTTTAAACTCTTCTTTTTTCCTAAATAATATTTAAATTTTTCTCTATCATTCTTATATATTAATTTTCCACAAAACGAACATATTTTAACAGCCTCATAAATAGGTAAAAAAACACTATGACCACAATCACATTTTTAATATTACTTTGATATGCGTCAAATCTTTTATAATCAACTGTTTTCTTATAATTATTATATCTCATAATTTTTCACCTTTAATAAATTAGATTTTTTATCATATTTTATTGTATATTCTGTTTCAACCAATTTAACGCCACCCTTAACATGCTTAAATGTAAGTTTTCCACCACACGTAAATCCTTCTTTAAAATTTTCCCAAGTCACATTTTTATGTAATTTTGAAGGCATACCTGCAATAGTGACTTCCAAAACTCTATCAACTATTATATTATTTTTAATATTTATTTTTCCTTTAAAACTTTTTAAAAAATACTTGAATTTAACTCTACAATAATTCCTTAACGGTAAAATATTTATTTTTAAAGATGGTGTGCTTGCTAAAACCATCTTTTTACTAAAATCTACTTCGTGAATATAACATTTTTGTCTTATGTATTTTCCACGTTCACAAAACTCCTCATTAGCCCAAAATCCGAGTTTTACGTCATCAATATCACAAATACTTTCTAATTCTTCAATAGATAAAGTTGTATGAATACTATCTGTATCAGAATAAATATAAGCGTCATAACCATATTTATTTAAACTATATTCTTTTATAATTTGTGAAGTTGTTATTGTTTTACGTCTTGCATAAGCAGTTATAAAAGCACCAACAGGAAGATATACTCCTTTTTTCTCTGTTTCTTCTTCAATTTTATATTTTACAATGTCGTCTTCTAAATATGGTGTTTTTTGTTGTGCTTTTAGAGTTGTAGCAAATTTTCCATATAAAGAATTAAGTTGTTTCTTTGCTATTGTTCTTTTTCCTTTATTTTTTGTGATTGTACCTTCATTCTTCTTAGCGATCCATTTGTCTATATAATCTTTAAACATTCCTTTTTTACTTCTAAATTTCCACCCACAAATATATTTTAAATCATAAACATTATAATGTTTTAAAAATAATTCTAAATCTATATTAGTAAGTGTTAAAGCGACTATTTCACCATTTGTTGTAGTTAAATATTCATTTTCTATAAAATCTCTTGAATTTTTAATTTGTATTGTAGGAATATGATTTTCTTTAACGTCAAAAGAACAAGTGATTCTAGCAATATATAAAGGAAAAGTTTTGTCTTCTTCATATTTACCATTAAAAAATACAGGTTCACCAAACGGAAGACTTTCAAAATACATAACACTAGGGTATAAACTATTTACATCTAAAACATTAATATTTTTTATTTCTTTATCTTTATAAATTGGATTTAAATAAGTAAATCCACCTTTATAACATTTTCTAATATCTGTGTCTAAATCAGGATTTAATTCAGGAAACAAACTTTCAAAAGTAAGTATTCCCATAATGTCTTTATAATCATGCAAAGCGTTTGAAGCAGCTGTCATGTGTGTTAATCCTTCATTAAAAAATTGTTTTAATACAATAGCAACAATTTGTACGTCATGTTTTATATATTCTGTTTCTTCTTTTGTTAATACATGTCCTTTTTCTCTATAAGCGTTATAATCTATTTTTAATTTTGAAATAGGTAAATTATAAGCCTTTGCAGTATCGTCAACTGAAAGACCTATTACTTTTAAACTGTCATATATTGTTGCTTTCTTAACTTGTTTATTTCCAACTTCAAAATATATTTCAATAGAATAAAATATACCCATATTTGTTATTAATGTTTGAAAACTTCTATTTTCAGGTTTTTCACCTTCTTTTAAATGTTTATAACCATTTTTTAACAAATAATAAATAATAAATTCACCATCAAATTTTTCATTATGAAACCAAAATGTAGAATTATGAGAGTGTTTTAAAAATTCTATAAAATCCGTTATATTATTACCAATAATAACATTTTCAGGATCTTCAACATCACAAATTGCATAAGCCCAAACATAAGTTTCGTCTTCTAGCCAAGTACATGTTTCAAAATCTGCACTATAATTTTTCAAAAAATATCTAATTCATTTAACATTTGATTAAACATATCTTGACTAGTAGCAAAAGCACCATAACTAATATTATCAGTACCTTCTCCTGTTTCCTTATACCAAATACCAAAATCCATAGCAATTTGAGATTTACTAACTTTATTATAAAAGTCTATTGGATTTTTTATTTTATTTAAAGAATTAACTAATTTATCATAACCTTCCAATGTAGAGGCTTCTTTTATACTTTCTAAAAAATTTGTTCTAAATGTTTCTCCTCTTTTTAAATTAATATCAATACTTCCCTGTAATAATATTCTTTCTTTTGTTCTTTTAAATTCAAATCCTTTTTTATTTTCTAAATTTTCAAAACTTTCCAATATACTTTCAATTTGTGAAAGACGTTCGTCACCCATTCCTATACTAGCATTTCTTGAAGCCGAAATTTTTCTTGCCTCATTTGTTAACCTAGTTTTTGCTCGTCTTCGTGCTTTCTTAACTTCTCCATATTCCCACTTAGTTATTTCAGTTCCACTTTGTAATTTTATAATTTCTTCTGATCCTTTTTTCTTAAAATCTTCTAAACTTCTTAATATTCTATTTAATTCTTTCCTACTTCTTATTTCTTTTCTTGTTTCAACAAAATCTAAGGTTTCAGGGAGGGAAGTTTTCCCTCGTCTTTCTAATCTTTTTATTTTCCTATTAAAACTATTTACTGCTTTTTCTAGTTCCTTATAATCATTAATTTTCCAACGAATTAAACTTTCCCTCATATAATCCTCCTATATAATAAATCCATTATCACTAATTAATTCATTATCTAAATTATACACCCTAAATCCTCTTTTTTCTAGTTTTTTATATAATACTATAATTAAATAATTTGTTAAATCAATTTTTACACCATATTTATTTGTGTTTTTTATATTTTCGTCTAGTATATATGCTTCAATTCTATCAATAAATCTTGTTTTATTGAATAATGAAGAAAAATATAGTCTATAAGACTTATAATCATAATAATAATTACTTTCAAATATATTTTGATATACCATTATACTAATTCAAAGCCTAAACATTTATTACTTGAATTTTTAACTTCTTTATTTACTATTCTAATTAATAAGCCGTTTTCACTGTCAATTTCTTCCAATCCAAATAATTGAATATATTTTATAAATTGAATTGTAAATGATGAACTTCCTGTCACATAACTTTTTCCATCTTTATCAATTAATATACAAATTCTTTTATTTTCAGTGTCTTTTATAACTTCACCTGTTTCTTCGTCTAATTCAGGTTTTTTCATTTTCTTTGCTATATTCTTTATTAAAACATTGTGTACTTCAATTTCTTTTCCTACAAAATCATTGATCTTAAAATCAACATTACTATCTAAATTAAATATTTGTTTTTTATCTTGTAAAGTTGTAAATGTATCAACCTTAGCATTTCCTCCTAGTGTTAAATTATTAATATTATTAAGCATTAAACTTTTTTCATTTTCCATAAATTTTTTCCTCTTTCCTTTTCTAATTATTTATTTTCTTTCTTTTCATTTTGTAAATATTCATTAATTTCAGTATTTAACTTATTACTTTCTTCGTCTAATTCTCTTGACTTAATCATTTTACTTAATACAGAATAAAGATCCGAATAAGTATCAATCAAATTTTCTTTTTCGATTAAATTTTTTGTTTCTTCAATTATTCTAAACATTTTATCACCTCCCACTCGTGCTAATAAGCACCTAGGAAAGTATTAATAGTTATAGGGTCGGTGAGTTAATACTTTCCTAGCAACCTATTAACAGTTGCTATTTTTTTATTTTTTCTTTTTGCCTTTACCACATGCCATATTATCACCTACTTTCTATAAATATAAGAATTTAACATTTGTTTTAATTCACTATCAATTTCAAGTTCAATCCAATCTTTTAAACTAACTAAATCAAATAATCCTATGAAATCAATTCTTTTTACAGTATAATCTATTTCATTTATTGCAATTAAAACTTCAATATATTCACTATCTATTACAATAAATTTTACAACTACATTATCATTATACATTAAATCTTTTTTTAATTTTCAATACTGTCTTTTTTACTTCACTTAAATTAAATTTTTTCATTAACAAGAACCTACTTTCTTTTTATAATTACAACAATCCTTCTTTGATGTGCTAGAATAAACACCTCTTACACTAATAGCATGATGTGTTTCAACTTCTTTCCACACTACCCATAAACCTTCTTTGTTCTTACTAACTGAATACCTAACTTTCATACTTATTCTCCTTTGCTTTTAAGATAATCAATAATGGAATTAATATTCATTGCAAATGCTTTGTTCATATTTGTTGCTGTCCATTGTCCATTTGGAAATCCTATTGTTCCATTATCATTAATACTTATTTTTTCAGGTATTTTCTTTTCTTTTACTGTATCTTCTATTATTTCAATTTCATCATCTAATCCTTTAACTGATGTATTTGCTAATAAATATTCATAATCATAACCCATCCCTTCGTAATAATCTTTTTCTAATTCATTATAGTTATAATAATGTCCTTCACTCTTTATTGTTTTTGGTGCTTTACCATCTTTAATCATTCTTATTAATTCATATATTGTTATTTTCATGTTTACCACTTCCTAAAATTTCTATACATATACTTTGACTTTCTCCATTATTATAATTAAATATCTCAAAATGTAATTCTTTACCTATAATAGTGAATTCGCTAAAATAATCATCACTTATTTTTGTTACAATTAATTTTAATAAATCAACACCGTTTACTACTTCTATGTGTTCATGTTCTTCTCTATTAAATAAATTATCATATTTTGTTTCGTTTTCTTCTGATAACCTATTACTATTATTTGTGTATTTAATTGCATAATCTTCATAAATATTTATATTCATTTATTTCCCTCCAATAAATTAAACATTTCTACTGCTTCGTTTGGCATACTTGCATTTATAGAAAGTGTTTTTAAGTAGTAGTTTGTTGTTTTGTCTATAAGGTTTTGTAACCTGTTTATTTTTTTTTCTATCTTCTTCAATTTTATCAAAAGCATTAAAATTATCAGATATAAATGTAATTAAATATCTATGATTTTTAAAGTCGTAATTAATATAATTAGTTCCTTCATTTAATCCATCAACTATTTTATCAGGAGTATTGCCTATAAAATCACTATCAATTTCTGTTAAACTGTATAACATTCTTTCTTTATTCATTATTATCACCCTTTCTAAAAATCAATAACTATATCTAGCCAATCTTGTAAAGTTGCTTTTTTCCAATTTGTTTGTTTACTCATATTTACCCAACATTTACAAATATGACTATATTCTTGACTTTGATAATCATATAAACCCCTTTCATTTTTGTTTACTATAAATTTTAGATCACCTTTAATATATTCTTTCATTTCCCTCACCACACTTATAATTATACACCTTTTAAAATAAATTGCAATAGTTTTTTAAAAATTTTTTAAAAAAATTTTTTAATTTTATTTTTTATAATACTATTGCTTTTCTTTATTATATATGTTATAATTAATATGTGAATTAATTTATTTAATTTGTGTTTATCTTTCTAATGTACCAAGGTGAAGAGCCTATTAGAAACGATTGTTGCGTGGTGTCAAGACACAAAATAAATTTTCTTCACAATCGAAGGAGGGAAAAATATGTTTTTTGATATTCATAAAATATTGTCATATAACGCCCTCCTTAACATTTTAATTGGTGAACGAGGGTGTGGTAAAACATTTTCATGTTCTGAATTTTGCGTAAATCAATTTATTAAAAAAGGACACGAATTTATTTATCTTAGACGCTTTAAATCAGATCTAAAAGAAAGTGTTCCTAAATTTTTTGAAGGTCTTATTAAAGAAAATAAATTTGAAAATCATGAATTAAAAACTAAATCAAATAAATTTTATATTGATAATAAATTATGCGGTTATGCTTTAACTCTAACACAAGCACAATCAATCAAATCTTCAAATTTTCCGAAGGTTAAGTATATTGTGTTTGACGAATTTATAATTGAAGGAAACGCACAACACTATTTACAAAATGAAGTTGAAAATAATTTTTTATCTATTGTAGAAAGTGTTGCAAGACTTCGTGACGTTAAAATATTCATGTTAGCTAATTCAGTTAATTTACTAAATCCTTATTTTATATATTTTAATTTAACTATTCCTTATAATAGTGATATTAAAAAATTTCAAGATGGATTAATTGTTATGCAATATATGAAAAATCTTGAATATAGAGAAGTTAAAAGAAAAACCCCTTTTGGTCGTTTAGTTTCAAATACTAATTTTGGTAGATATATTATAGATAATGAATTTACTGAAAATATGAATAAAGACTTTATAGAAAAGAAAACAGGAAGCAGTAAATTTACCTTTTCATTTATATATTGTAATCAAATATACGGTGTATGGTTCGATTATGGTGTTGGCAAAATATTTGTTAGTTATGATTATATACAAAATGGTATGCAATTTGCTACAACGACAGACGATCATAAACCTAATACAATGTTTTTATCTGTTGCTAAGGATTATAACTGTTGGAAAGTATTTATAAAAAATTTTAAACTAGGAAATGTTTATTATGAAAATGC